GGGAACTACAACCCTGTCGACGTGATGTGGCGCTTCTGGCTACCAGAGGATGTGCTGCCATTCCTCGACAAGGAGAACGATGGCAAGTTCTCGCAATGGGCGAAGACCGGCTGGCTCACCGTCACAGAAGGCGACGTTGTGGACTATGACCGTATTGTCGCGGACATCGGAAAGGACGGAGCGGACTTCAATCTGCTCGGTGCCGACTGCGACGAATGGTCCACATGGCCAATCATCCAAAAGGTTGGCGAAGAGACAGGCCTTAACCATCTCAATGGCGAGTTGACCGCGTACAGAAACACGTACGACCGGATGACACCGGGGATGAATGAGGTCATGAAGCTCAACAGGCTGGGCCGGTTTGCGCACCACGGCAACCCGGTGGCCCAGTTCTGTTTCGACATGGTCGAGATTCGCAAGGCTCCGTACAACCCGGAGCTGATTCGACCGGACAAACCAGAGCGCGACCGGAGCGGTAAGCGCATTGACGCCGTTCCGACAGCCGCTATGGCGTGCGCTGCCTGGGCTACGCGCGGACGTGACGCGCGCAAGAGCGCGTACGACAGGGAGAGAACCGCATGACCCTGAGAAGGATTGAACTCGGAGACCTTGACTTTGTCCTGGGATTCGAGATCAAAGGCCGGACCGACCCGTGCCTCAAGTGGCATTGGGGAGTTCCGCGAAAGGCCACCCCACAGGACCGCATTCAGGGTCCTGTTCCGAGACAAAAGTACCGCTACGGAAAGGCATCCCGCATCATGGATCTGATGGCCGACAAGAAGATCACCGCCACGCCGGTGTTCGAAGACGAAGAGCACAACCCCGTACCCGTTCCCGCCGATTTCGTCGCGACCTACACGACCGACCGGACCGACCTCCTGACCATCACCACCAACGCGGACGGCTCCGTCACCTTCTCCAGCGTGCCCGGTGCCGGCAACCTGGGCGCTGCGGCGATCCACGGTGAGGCGACCTTCGGCGGCAAGACCGTCACCATGGACGACGTCATCAACGTGGTCGCCGGTGACGCGGAGCGGTTCAGCCTGTCGTACGGCGAGCCCGAAGAGGTCACCCCGGATGAGGGCGTGGAGCCCGGTCCGGAGGCCTGACCTTCCACAAGCCAGCCCCGGCCACCCGCGTTCCATCTCACACCTGGGACACGCTGACCCCGTGTGGTGGCCGGGGCTGCCCCATCCCCCTGAAAGCTGGTGCTCATGAAGTCCTGGTGGTTCAGGCGAAAGTTCGCAAGACGCCAGGTCTATGTGAACGCCAAGAACGGCAATGCCTACAAAGGCATCCTGTGGGATCAGGGCGGTGGGTACATCGTTCTGAAAGAGTGCGAACTCTTCGAGCCCGGAGCCCAGCCCATTGGAGTCGATGGGGAAGTGGCCATGCTCGAATCAAACATCGAGTTCATCCAGTTTGTGAACGGGGGCTAAAGTGGTAAACATCAAGCCCTCCGGTCTGGTGGATGGGCCCGTTCCGGTCGGCAAGGCCGTCGTCCAGTCCGGCGGGAATGCGGTTGTGTCCGGGGCATTCACAGTGTCCCAGGCAAAGGTCTCTTCGATCAGTCGCGATTCCGGAGGCGGTGAGGCCTGGAATACTTCGAGCTTCAACTACCGGTGGTCGGAGTACGCATACCTTTACGTCCACCAGCAGGCCGTTCGTTCGGCCGTTGGCTTCCTTGCGCGGAACATTGCGCAGATTGGCCTCCACGTCTTCGAGAGAGTGGACGACACGGACCGTAAGCGGCTCGTGGACCACCCTCTTGCGCTGGTTCTGAACAGGCCGCTGCCGAAGGAATACAAGGTCACGACCTACCGGCTGATCCACGACATGGTCACCGACATGTGCGTCTTCGACGTGGCCCTATGGCTCAAGGTCAAGGTCACAAAGCCGGATGGCTCCGGTCAGGTTACCGGCGGACTCCAGCGAATCCCGCCGTGGATGTTCCGGCCAATTGGCAAGGACTGGACGAAGCCGGAGGGCTTCCGAATCCAGGGAACAACCGGCTGGTTCGAAGTCGGCAATGACGACGTGGTGTACTTCCACGGGTATTCCGCCTACAGCCTCCGCGAAGGCACCAGCCCGCTGGAGACTCTCCGCAGCATCCTCGAAGAGGACGCAGAAGGCGGGAAGTACCGAAGCCAGATGTGGGCTTCCGGGTCTCGCCTCTCCGGCTACATCCAGCGCCCGGTGGAAGCTCCGAAGTGGAGCCCTGGCGCGCGTACGCGGTTCCGGGAAGACTGGGACTCGCAATACCGGGGTGACGCTGCGGCCTACTCCAACACGCCCATCCTCGAAGACGGCATGACGTACCTGGCCGCCGGAGTAACTCCGCAGCAGGCCATGTACATCGAGGGTCGGGAGCTGACGCGCTCCGAGACTGCGAGCGCATACTTCATCCAACCGGCGATGCTCGGCATCCCTGGCAGCGCGGGCTTCTCCTCCATCCAAGAGCTTCACAAGATGCTCTACCAGGACACCCTGGCTCCGGCTTTGGAGAGCATCTCGCAGGAGATCGAACTCCAGTTGCTCACCGACTGGGAAGAAGAAGTCGACACCAAGATCTATGTCGAGTTCAACATCAAGGACAAGCTCAAGGGGTCCTTTGATGAAGAGGCGTCGATGATGTCGACCCTCACCGGCCGCCCGATCATGACCGCCAACGAAGGTCGCGCGCGGATCAACCTGCCGCAGCTGCCGGAGGGGGAAGGGCTTGTCATCCCGCTCAACGTCTCCATCGGAGGCCAGCCGAATCCGCAAACTCCTCTCACAGAACCGAACGCCACGGGCGAACGGCCCATGGACGCACCGATGGAAGGCGCAGAACCGCCCACGGACGCGCCGGAGGTGGCCGGAGAGGCTGGCAAAGTCCGTCCGGGTCTCTCGGTTAAGGCTCTGGTTCCTCAGGAGTCTACGGACAAGCTGGAGGCCGTGCTGGTCGACTTCTTCGAACGCCAAGAGAAGTCCATTGTCTCGAAGGTCGGAGCAGAGAAGAAGCGCGGGACTCTCAACAAGGGACTCATCGACACACTCTTCAATCTGGAGCGGTGGACGACGGAGCTTGCCGGGGAGATGTTCCCTGTGATGCTCTCGATGGCGACGAAGGCCGCTGCCGTCGCGCTGACGGAAGCCGGAGAGGACCCGGAGGACTATGACGAAGATCGCACTCTGGAGTGGATGCTGGCGCATGCGTCCGGCGTGTCCTCCGGGATCAACGGCCAGACGCGCTTCGATCTGCTGAAGGCGATCACAGAAGCCGACAACCCGCTGGAGGCCGTGCTCCATCTGTTCGATGTCGCGAAGAAGTCGCGCGCGGTCTGGAACGCGAAGGACAGCTCAACAGCCCTGGGCGGATTCGGCACACTCGAAGCATTCCGCCAGAAGGGGAAGACGGGAACAAAGACCTGGGTGACGACCTCGGAGAAGCCCAGAGACTCCCACAAGAAGCTGAACGGCACAACCATTCCGTTCGAAGACAAGTTCTCCAATGGGGGACGCTGGCCGGGTGACACCCTGATCAGAGACATCAAGGAACGGGCGCGCTGCTCGTGCGACCTGATCGTAGAAATGGAGAAGTAGTGCGAGTTAAGACATGCGCGGCCCGTATCAAGGCAGTGGGCGAAGAGCCCGTTGAGGCTGTCGAACCGGCGGATGGCAAAGAGCCTGTTGAGGGCACCGTCCTCAAGGACGGTGAGTTTGAGGCGATCGTCTCCGCCTACAACGTCGATGCCGTGGGCGACCAGATCATGGAAGGGGCTTTCTCGAAGTCCCTGGAGAAGTGGAAGGGGTCTGGCGATCCAATCCCGGTGATCTGGTCCCACGATCACGGCAACCCGGATGCCCACATCGGGATTGTCCAGGATGCCAAGGAGATCCCCGGACAGGGCCTTTGGGTCAAGGGGCTCATCGACAAGGATGAGCCTTTTGCCGCGAAGGTCTACAACCTGATGAAGTCGCGTCGGGTGACCAAGTTCTCCTTTGCGTACGACATGATCGGACCGGAGGAGAACGACAAGGGTGGGTTCGATCTCAAGGAACTGGACCTCTGGGAGGTTGGCCCGACACTCATTCCCGCCAACGACCAGACCTCTCTCCTGGCGATCAAGAACCTCATGACGAATGAGGGCGTGGACCTTCGCGAACTGGCGGAGATGCTCCGCGAACTCCGGAAGGCCGGAGGCTCACCGGCATTTCTGGGGGCCAAGGCCGGAAGGGTACTCTCATCGAAGAATGAGACCACGCTGACGGAGGCTCTGGCCACCATCAGCGAGGGAGTGAACAAGATCAAGGGCGTTCTCTCCGCTGTTTCTAGCGGGGATGACGCTGGCAAGGACGCGAAGCCCGCTGGTTCCGCTGCAAAGCTCGTGGACGGCAAGACCTCTCCGGAGGTCGAAGACCCGAAGCCCGCTGACACCGGCCAGTCCGCCAAGAGCTACTCGCCCAATGATCTGGTGGACATGCTCAATGCCGACTTGGCGCTGGGCGAACTCTAACAGATAAGGGGAGTCGAATGACTCTGGATGAAATCAAGGGTCAGGTGCGGCAGAAGCTCACCGAAGCCCGTGACCTGGCGGAGATCTCCGTCAAGGCTGACCGTGAGATGAGTGGCGAAGAGAAGGCCACCGTCAAGAAGCTCATGGACGAAGCGAGCGCGCTGCGCAAGTCTCTCCAGTCCCGTGAGCAGGACGATGAGCTGCGCAAGTCCCTCTCGGACCTGGCCGGTGTCGGCCTTCTGGAGCCCGGCACCAAGGACAAGAAGACGCCCAGCGGCCTGATCGAGGCTGACCTGCGCAAGAAGTCCATGGGCCAGTACTTCACCGAGTCGGCTGTCTGGAACCACTTCCAGGCCCAGAACCCCAACGGCCGTATCGGCGAGAAGACCCGCGTTCAGACTGATGCGCTGGGATTCAAGAACATGATCCCGGCCAAGGGTCGTGGCGCGAAGGCCCTGGTGACCGGCGCGTCCGACACCAGCGCTGGCGCGTACATCCAGGACCAGTGGCTGGGTGCGATCTCCGGCCTGGAGCTGTTCCAGCGTCCGCTGACGATCCGGGACCTGGTCACAAATGGCACGACCTCCAGCGACACCGTGGAGTACGCACGGGTCACGGCGATCACGAACAACGCCGCTCCGGTCGCTGAGGCCACCAGCGCCGCGCTGCCGACGCAGGACGGCACGACCGGTCCGCTGATCAACAACGCCGGTGGCGGCTACAAGCCGGAGTCGGCATTCACGACCGAACGTGAGACTGCGGTCGTGAAGACGATCGCCCACTGGATCCCGGCCACCAAGAGGTCGCTGTCCGACGCCTCGCAGATCATGACGCTGATCGACAGCTTCCTGGAGTACGGACTGGAGGAGGAGCTGGAAGACCAGATGATTGCGGGCTCCGGCTCCGGCGAGAACTTCGAGGGCATCGGCACCGTCTCTGGCACCCAGTCGCAGGCCTGGGACACCGACCTCTTCGTCACCACTCGGAAGGCCAAGACCAAGGTTCGCCTGGTCGGTCGGGCACGCCCCAACGGGTACGTGCTCAACCCGGCTGACGTGGAGCGTCTGGACCTCCTCAAGGACAACGAAGGCCGCTACTACTTCGGTGGCCCCGGCAACGCGGGCACCAGCGCGGACTCCGGTCTGTGGGGCCTTCCCGTCATCGAGTCGGAGGCCGTTCCGTCCGGCGTCGGGTATGTGGGCGACTGGACCAAGGCGATTCTCTGGAACCGCCAGCAGGCTTCCATCTCCATCACCGACTCGCACGCGGACTTCTTCGTGCGGAACCTGGTCGCCATCCTCGCAGAGATGCGGGCGGCCTTCGGTGTCGTCCAGCCCTCCGCATTCGTGGAGATCGACCTCACCGCGTAAGGAGGAAACATGCCGTACCTTGACCCTGCCAATGGGGCGATCCGTGAGGGGATCATCCCTCCAATGGACCCGGCTGCGGCGCAGACCGACGTCGGTGCTGTGACTTCGGTCGTGGCCGCCGGAGCCACGCCGACCAAAGCGGAGTATGACGCTCTCCGCGTGGACGTCCTGGCCTGTCGGACCGTCATCAACTCGCTGCTGGCGAAGCTCCGCACTGCGGAGTACATCGCCCCGTAGCGCCCATACGAGAGGCCGGACCACCGTCGTGGTCCGGCCTCTTCCGTTCCCTCCAGGAAGAAGGAAGCATGGCCGACGAAGAGACCCCGAAGGGTCCTGTGCAGAAGTACAAGTACAACGTGGACCTGGGCGGCAATCGCGGCAGCACGGTCCAGAAGTTCACCCGCGAAGAGGCGGCCAAGCAGGGCCTGTCCGATGAGGACATGGTGGACGGCCAGGACGTTGGGCCGGAGCCGGAGGCCGAGACGAAGGCCAAGACTCCGGCCAACAAGGCCAAGCACGCCGCGAACAAGTAGCAGGAGGTTCCCCGTATGGCTTCGTTGGTAGACGTAGATGAGTGGGAGGACTATTCCAAGTCACCCGCTCCCGACAACGCTGAGACGATGTTGGCTGCGATATCCGGAGCCATCCGGGGATACTGCGGCTGGTCGATCTCGCGAGAGGTCGTGGAGGAGGAGGAGTTTGACACATGGGGGACTCTCCTGTTCAATCTCCCGACCCTCCTCTTGGTCAGCGTCGAATTGCTGACTCTTGAAGACGTTGATCTGGTCGAGAACACCGACTACATGTGGTCGAAGCGCGGATCAATTCGACGGATGGGCTGCCTCTGGTGGCCGTTCAAATACCGGTGCCTCGTGGCCAGCTACACGCACGGCTATGAGACCGTTCCGCCGGAGATCAAAGCGCTCTGCGTCTCCGTCTCGAAGCGTCTCGACATCGCCACGGCCGGAGTGCTCCAGAAGTCCGTGGGCGGCATCAGCCTCCAGTTCGGAGATCGCAACTCCACGGTCACGCTGACGGATGCCGAGCAGGGCGTACTGGACCCGTATGTCCTCGAATCCGGACGGAGGAATTGACTTGTCTGCGATCATGAACCAGACGTGCGAGATCCTCCACCCGTCCAAGAAGTCGGATCGCTACGGGAGTGACGTCTGGGACTGGGACAATGCGACGATCACCGAGGTCTCGGAGGTCAGCATCCAGCCGTCCTCAACAACGGAGATCGTTGACGACCGGCAGACTACGGTATCCGGCTGGCGATTCTATGGCCCTCCTGAAACGGTCATATATGCGATCGACCGTGTTCGCGTTGGCGCGTTCCTCTGGGATGTGTCGGGCGAACCTCAGCCCTGGCCAGATCCGCTCAACGCCGGAGCAATCGACCACTGGGAGGCCCAGTTGGAGATCATCCAGCCCCCGAATTCCCCGGAGGCGTAGATGCCACCGGCGCAAATCAACGGGCTCCGGGTCCTGCGTCAGATTCAGCGCTCTGTCGACCTGGCTCAGGAACTGGGAAAGAAGATGGAGCCCGTACTAGCCGAAGCGAAGCGGACGGCTCCTGACGCAGATGCGGGCGCTCCGGGGTACAAGGAGGGCCTGACACTGGACTGGGGGATCAACCCGCAGGGGAAGGCGTACGCGCGCGTCATCGGGATGGCGTACAACTCAGCCTGGGTCGAATTCGGCGCACACGCCGGAGGGAAGACCTTCGTTCTCAACTACCGCATCCTGGGCAATGCCCTGATAAGGGTGAGGTGACAAATGGCCGGAGACGATCCGTACATATTCCCGGACGTTGATGCTTTGATCCTGACTTTTCTCGAAGAGTACTTCGAGGATGAGGAATGGTTCTTTGATGTCAAGCTTCCGGATGATCTGGACCAGAAACTTCCCTTTGTCCGGGTGTCCCGATTGCCTGGTGGCATTCGGACTCTGGGGATCTTTGATGACTCGCGAGAAGACCTTGAAGTGCGGGCCACAACCCGTGAGGAATCTCACGACGTCATGCAAAGAGTGCTGGGAGCGCTAGACGTTATGTGGAAGTATCCACACACCGGCGCAATCATCTACCGTGCTGACCTCGAAGCGGCTCCAGGCTGGGTGCCCGACCCGGTCACCCGGCAGCCTCGATGGATCGCAACCGTGTCGATTCGAAACCGACCGAACTAATGGAGGAATGAATGCCCATCGACAGGGATGAGGTCAGGGCCGGACTTGATGGCGGCGTGTACGTCGCCCCCACCGGCACCGCCCTTCCGACCAACGCGACTGACGTGCTGGCGGCCGAATACGTTCACCTCGGTTACAACAACGAGGATGGGGTTTCGATCAACCCCAGCCAGGACCGCGAAGAGTTCACCGCATGGCAGAGCATCGTGCCTGTCCGGCGCGTCCTGACCGGCTCTCAGTTCCAGCTGAGCTTCACGCTCATCCAGACCTCGAAGGACACCGTGGAACTCACGTTCCCCGGAGCGACCTCCGAGACCACGCTGGGCGCGACCAAGATCACCATTCCGGCCAACCCCGGTCCGGATGAGCGCATCTTCGTCTTCGACTGGAGCGACGGTGACATCCACAACCGCATCGTGATCGAACGCGGAGAGGTCACCGACATCGGTGAGGTCCAGGTCCACCGGGGTGACCCCGTGGCCTACGAACTCACCGTGGACAGCTACCCCAACGACGACAACGAGATCGCAATCTGGTACTCCGACGATCCCGCGCTGGCGGCCGCCTAGGCCACGTAGGGACCTCGGCATCAGCTGGGCAGGTCGGAGTCTCCAGGTGTGGGTCCTCCGGCCTGTCCGTCCATCCTAGCCCCGTACAGACCCACACCTACAGAAAAGAGAGACCCACACCATGAGCGAAGAATTGACCGGCGACATCGTGGAGCCTACCACAGAGATGGAAGAGGCTGCGAAGGCGTCGGAGGTCGAAGGCGTCACCGGGAAGGCCCCCAAGATCTTCCAGGTGCCCGACACCGACATCTCGCTGGTCCTGCCCAGCCGGTGGAAGAGGATGAAGTTCCTCAAGGCGATGAAGGTCGGTGACCTCTGGGGAGCCTTCCAGTCCATCTGGCCGGACGTGGACGGCTTCGAGAAAGACGAGTACGGAGAGGAGTACTTGCTGGACGAGGAAACCGGCGAGAAGATTCCTGACTTCGATCGTGACGGCCGGAGGCAGAAGGAAACTCACCCGGAGCTGGCCAAGCTCGAAGAGTGCGACATGGATGACGCGGAGTTCCGGCTTCTGCTTGAGCGGCTGGGCGAAACGCTGATGGG